TTACGCATGAAATTGTTGTCCACAGACGTCATCTGTGCGTCGTTCTGCTGCTGGTAGTAGCGCTCGCGGGCCTTCGCCCGTTCACGCGGCATCCTGCACAGCATCAGACCGCCAATCTCCACGTTCCCCTCCTTCGTGCCCAGCAGCTTCAGCTCCGGATGATCCGTCACCTTGACTGGTTCCCACCCGTCGCGAAAACGCTTGGAGGCGTTCATCGGGTCCAAGGTCCCCATGACGTGCGTCGCAATGTAGCGGTACACGAAATTTGGGTCCTCTTTCGGGTCTGGCAGGGCACTCGCAGGGGTGTATTCGTAGCGAGTCTCGGTATCGCGCGACTCGGCGTCGCGGGGTGTGCGATCAGTTGCCATCAGCGTTCTCCAGTTTTGCCACTTCCATGGCGTATTGTTGGGGTGTCATTCCGAACTTCTTGGCCAGCGCGACCTGGGTCGACGTCAGCTGAATCTTGCGTGGTCCTGCGGCAACGCGGCCGGCAGGCGCAACAATCGAAGTTGGTTTTTTGGGGCCCCCCTGGAAACGATCGGGGAACGTGCGGCGCACGGCCTTGTCTATCTGCGAGAAGTACTCGTCTGTGCGGGTGTAGTCCAGCCCGTGTTTTTCGACCAAATCCTGATGCAGCCCCAAAGCGTAGCCGGTCATTGCTTTGTCGCCCCCTTCTCCGAACCATTTGTTGCTGGACATCCATCTGGACGTCTTTTCATCAAGGGTCGGAGCCGGGTTGGGTGCCGATGGTTGCGACTGTACAACAGTTTTTTCGTTTTGTGTTGGCTCAAAACGAAAATCTTCAGCTTTTTGTTTCCGGACCTGCGCTTCGTACAACTCACCCTGCGCCTCCACCGTGGCGTCTGTGTCAAACGCCTCCATGGCCGCCTTGAGCTTGGCCTTGGCCGCGGCCACATCTGCGTCGGCCATTGTCTTGGCCTGGGTGGCGATGACCTCGACTCCCTTGCCGAACCGCTGCTGAAGCTGGTCGCGCTCGGCCCGCGTGGCCCGCAGCAGCTTGTCCATCTCCGCGTGCTCGCGCTCGAGAGCTTCCCGTTTGCGACGCTCGTCGTGTCGCGCGTGTGTCAGATTCTTGATCCGGTCCTGCACCTTAGCCGAGTACTGGCTGACCTCCTCGTCGGTCGGCTCGTCTACCTCGCCCTCCAGCGGTTTGCGGCCGCGATCGGCTGGCGGGGTGTCGTCAACGATCTCGACTTCGATCTCGTCTTCGGGTTTACCCGTAGGCTTCTTGTCGGCGTCTTCGACCTCGTCTGGGAATTTGAATTCTTCGTTTGCCATGGTCTACTCCTTATGCGCGACTTATGCCGCGTGGGTCTTCAATGGTTCCGTCCACCTGATCGTCATTAATTAGTCGGAACTCCCGACCAAATACCTTGAACCGGGTGCCAGCGTACGCGCGGGTCAACACGAAGTCACCCTCCGCACACCAGGGTCCTGACGGGAATTTCTTCTCGTCTTTGTACGCGTCGGGCCCGACCTTGAGGACGAACAGCACATGCGAGGTCAGCTCCTCCGCCCGCTGGACCTCTGCCGCCTTGACGATTTGCGTCCCATCGAACGTGTCTTTGACCTCGGGTACGACGCAAAGCAGCCGCCAACCCGTGGGCATCGGTACTGTCTTGGCCTTCGTCCCGTCTGTCTCGCCGTCCGCCGGCGCATCCATGGCGGAGATGTTCGGTACCTTGAACGATTCCGGTAGTGTGAACTGATCCATTTTTACCTCTTGTGCATGACATACCGTGCCAAGACGGGGCGGTGCCAAACCCGCCATTCGTGGCTACAACTCCTCGTTGTCCTGCTTACGCGCGCGCTCCTCCAGCTCGTCGACCATCTCACTGGCCAGCCTGAGCCCGCGTATTTCCCCGCGAACGCGCTCATCGCGTTCGAACGAACCCGTGCCAGTCTCAAGGTTGTCCAACCTCGACTGCACGTCTTCCTTGATCTTGTCCCGCAAGATGTCGCAAAAACTGTTGATCATTTACCGGCTCCTGGCGCCGGTGGCGCCGGGGTTGTCTCTTTGCCCAGGCGTATGCCCTCGGCAGAAATGTTGGCATCTTGCTGCTGCTGGCGCAGCTGCAGGTCGCCCGTCTTGGACTGCACATCGACACCCAGCTTCTTCTCCTCGAGGTCGATTTTGTCGGCGTTGTAGGCGATGTCACCCTTGACCTTGGTCTCCTTGACGGCGATCTCGCGATCTTTCTGCTCCAGCTTCTTCTGCTCGAGCATGAACGCCGGGTCCTGGGCCATCTGCTGCGCCTGCTGCTGGGCGGCCATTTTCTGGTTCTGCATCAGCGCCTGCTGCGCGGCCTGGGCCAGCAACGGCGCCAGCTCCTTCTCGACCTGCGGGTCCATGTCGTCTTCGGGGTCTGGCAGCGGGGCACCCAACTGCTGCGCGATGTGCAGCCGGTAGGCAAAGCCCGCATGCTCGGCGATGTGCGCCATCAGCGCGCCCTGCATCAGCTGCGCCTGGGGATTCTGGCCAATCGCCGCCTGGACCTTGGGGTCCTGCAGCAGCATCTGGTGCACCGCCATGTGCGACTCGTGGTCCTGAATCATGAACGCCTTGACCGGCTTGGCGTGCAGGATGTTCATGTTCTCCGTCACCGGGTCCAGCGGCTTCATGTCCTCGGGCATCGGGACGATCTTGGCCGCGTTTTTGATCCCCAGCACCTCCAGCATGCCGCGGTGTAGCAGCGGCAGATTGTAAATCTGAGGCGCCGAATCCGACATTTGCAGTGCTGCTTGGTGCTGCACAACGCGTTGTGACAAGGTCGATGCGTTCGGGTCGCTGACCGGGATGATGTCGACCATCTCGAAGTCGGCCTTGCGCGCGCTTCGCGAACCCACGTCCGGGTCGTACGTGTAGTCCTCATCCTTGTAATCGCGGATCACCGTGGCGATCAGCTTGAACTCCTGCTTCAGGACGTAATGGCATCGCGCCTGGACGGCAGTCATCACCTTGAGCGTGCGCTCGAGCAATGCCAGCGTGGTCCCGACTGGCGCATTGGCCGACATGTCGCTGATCTCGATGTCCGCAGTCGCCGCCAGTCGGCGGCCGTCCTCGATGATCTTGTCCAGCAGCCCGGCCAGCACGATGCTCGGCTCTTTGTAGGGTAGCGGCATGATGTTGTCGCGGATCGTGCCCGAGGCCACGTCCACATCGCGGAACTCGCCAGGGCGGATCGGCGCATTCTCGCCCTTGACCCGCAGACCCTTAGCCTTGTAGCCGCCGGGCAGATTCGACAGGGTGCCCGCATCGACCAACTGCCGCAGAATGGATGTCGCCGAGCGCGCGTAGCCGCCGACAAGGTGAAACAGCCCGAATCCGTACGCGCCGAAGCCTGGGACGTACTGATAGTGCACAAAATGCTGCTTTTTCAGGTGTTTTTCGTCCGTTTCCGCCCAATTCCGGCGTATCGACAGGACGATTGTCTGTCCTTTGACCAGCGTTACGACGTACGGCAGGGGCGCTTCGCCGTCGTCAAATGGCACCTCCACGTCCCCTTCGACGTATTTTCCCAGGCACAGGTCCGCGTGGACCTCGTAAATCTCCGGCCGCGTGTCGTTTATGGGCGAATTCCCGGCTTTCTTGTCCTTCTCGTCCTGAATGTCGTCGGAACTGGCCTGGGCCTCCTGCACATCCACGTCGCGGTAGAACCCGCTCTCCTGCAGCCTCCCGATGTCGACCATCGTGCGCCGCATCCGGTGCGTCATCCGGTTGCACGTACCCATGTCGGTCGTGCCGTATGGCAGGATCACGTCCTCGGCCGGCACAAACATCGACACCTGTCGCCCCAGCGTCGGGTCGTGGTAGACCTTCTTGAACGCCGAGCCCGACATTGGCAGGTTCCACAGCATCCGCTCGTGCTCAGGCCGGTACTCCTGCATCACGTCGGTCAACTGGTGGTTCATCTCCTCCTCGACGCGCGCGGCGGCTTCCTTCTTCTCCGGTGTTTCTTTACCCAAGATTTTTGTACGCACCGGCCCACTGGCGGGGAATGTCTCGGTGGTCAGCTCGGCCTGGAACCGTACACACGCCTCGGTTATCAGCGGGTGATACACCCCGCAGGCGCCGGGCCACGGCTCCGTGCGGTCCTCCAACGACAGACCCAGCAACTCCAGCCCGGTCTTGTATGCCCGCTCCCAGTCGCTACGCGCCGCGAGGTCGAACAAAATCTCATGCTCCAGCTCGGAGGCCAGCTTGGTCAATGCCTGATCGGGCATGACCTCGGCGAGGTTGTCTCCGTGGCCCACCAGTGTCACCTCGGTGGTGCCGTCGTCATCGTTGGCCGGCGCCCCGTCGTCGCCGACATCCGCCAGAATCTCGACCTCGATATCGGGCTCGGCTGCCTCGGCCAACCCGGCCGGCGCCGGTGTCATCGTCTTTGCAATGGAATTGACCGCCATTTTGAATCCCTCAGTAGTAACTGACCGGCCGGCGCAGGTCTGCGTCGTCCAAGTCATCTTTCTCGTCTGACTTCAGCCGGATGAGCCCGCCCTGGCGGATGCGCATCATCGCCTGCACCGTCGTGTCGTACAGGTCGTCATGCTCCCCGTTGGGAAACTCGGCCACCTGATCAATTAATTCCTTCGCCCAGCGGTGGTCGGACGCCCAGACCATGCCGGAGGCGAACATGTCCGCGATCGCATTGCCCCGCGCGCGCTTGTCGTTGGCCACGCCGCCGCCCTTGCGCGATGGACTGTACTCTGTAACCGGCACTCCGATCAAGCGCATTTCCTGAATCAGCGGCGCGCCGGCGGCCTTTTTCTCGACGATCACCATGTCCGGCTCCCACTCCTCGTAGTACTCAAGGGCAAATTTCTTGAGGTCCGGAAACTCCTTGCGGCCCTGCCATGCGTCGAGCAGGATGATCTGCATGGCGTCGTCCTCGTTCTCGTTGACGAACAGCCCCCAGGTCGTGACAGCGCTGGGGTCAGCGCTGGATTTGGCCTCGTGCGCGGTGTCCCAGCTCTGCAGGATGATCTCGCACTTGGGCGGTTTCTCCTTGTCCCACAGCCGCCACCACTCGCGCTTGATGATGGCGCCCTCCTCGGACGTGGGCTCCTGCATATACTGGGCGGCCCAGAACTGCGGGAACATACTGGCCTTCTTGGCCAGGAGCTGCTCGATCGGCCACTGCTC